TCTTTAGCAACAGTGTACCTTATAGGTTCCGCTTTATTCGTAGCTTCCTTCAAAATACTTACCACTTTACTGCCTTTTGTTTTTGACACTGCGAACGATAGCTTTTTGCCTTTCCCGGGAAGCATATGTTCCACGCTCACGCTTGGCTGTGATATCTTTCCTATCACAGTATAATGCCCACCCTTGACGGCCAGGAAGTCCTCTGTGTTAGACGTGTACGATACCTCAGGAAGCTCCGCAGGCAGCACAGGGAGCCTAACGGAGGCATCTCCTTTTTGATTTGAAAGATATATCTGATATCCCATTGCTGCATCTCCTAATATGCCATCGCCGTGATTAATTCGCCTGCGACTTTATTGCTTATCATGTTCGCGAATTCTTCATTGCCGATAACATTACCCTGTATGGTCACATTTATCACTGGCGCCGAATTGCCGACACTGTTAGCTGCTTTTGTGTGGGGCATGATCTTTGATCCCGACGGGAGCGTCAAAAGCTCCGGTCCATTTTCGCCTACCCACGTCGTGCCGCCCTTGTAGTAGCTGGTGCCTGCGGCATTATTGTCCGCCTTTTCTTTGCCAGGAAGGTTAATCTTGAAATTTGACGCCTTTTCCTTGAGAGTATTAAACGCATTTTTTACGGTTTCTATTTTGCCCGTTATAAAGGAGAACGCACCGCTGATGCCGTTTTTGATTGCTTGGCCTATGCTCTTCCAAACAGAGGCCACCGACGCTTTAAAGGCTTCAAATTTCTGCTTTACTGTGTTTATTTTTTCCTGCACGGCCGCTGCAAATTCGGCAAATTTCGCTTTAACGCCTGCCACAAATTCAACTATCTTAGCCGCCACGGCCTGCAACGCCGCCCATATCTCATTCCTGAAGCGTATAACGACCGCTATAACTGCGATGATAGCCGCAATCACGAGTATGATAGGATTAGCCGCCAGGAATGCAAATACAACCTTCACCACACTTATCACCATTTTGATAGCGCCTATCACTTTGCCTATAACGGATATAATCGTCATGATGTGCCCGACAACAAAACCTATAACGCCGATAACCTTTCCGACAATCAATAGTGCCGGCCCTATAGCCGCTACTATCATGCCAATTTTCACTACCGTATCGCGCTGCTCCGGAGATAACGCATTAAATTTGTCTGTCACTTCCTGAATCTTGTCTGCTACTATCTGTATGTATGGCGCAAGGCTCTCCCCGAAGGAAGTAGCTAGCACATCCACGCTAGACTTTATCTTTTCCAGCGAACCGCCAAAACCTGACATCATATCATCCGCCATTTTGGAAGATGTTTTTTCCTTTTCCAGTGCCGCAGACAACTCTTTTACGTCTGATGGCGCCGTATCTATCAGCTGAAGCCATGAGTTCATCTGGTTTTTTCCGAAAATGGCCGAGGCTGCCGCCTTCCGCTCCTGGTCGGACAGACCGCTAAAAGCAGTGTGCAGCTCGCTTTGGATCTTGGTCATTTCCTTCATGTTTCCGGATGAGTCAAATGCGTTGATTCCAAGTTTCTCCATCCACATTGCGCCAGATTTAGCCGGATCAGCCAGCCGCCCCATTCCGCTTTTCAAGGCATTTGCCGCTACATTCGCGTCAATGCCTCTGTCTGCCATTACGCCCATAGCGAGTGCGGCGTCTTCTACCGTATTGAATGAAGCGGAAGCCACGGACATGGAGTCCGATAAACTGTTTACGTCAAGTGCAGAATTATTACAGGCATTGGCAAATACGTCAGCATAGTGCGCCGCATCGCCTGCATCAGCTCCGAAAGCGTTCATGGTCGCCATTAACCCTGCCGATACAGTGTCAAGATCGCCGCCCTCCCCTGCAGCCAGATTCATTGCCGGGGCCAATGCGTAAGCCGCCTGTTCTGCATCCCATCCGCCTCTTGCGAAGTTAAGTGCTGCCTGAGCGGCGTCATTCATCCCGAATGTGGAGTTCGCGGCCGCTTCCTTCATAGCTTTATTAAGGTCTCCTGCCGCAAACTTGGTTTTGCCCATAGTCGACTCTACCAGAGTCATAGTTTTGTCGACATCAGCAAACTTCTTTGTTGCTATAGTGGCCGCTCCAACTATCGGCAATGTTACTCCCGTCGTAAGGTTGCGCCCTACATTCTGGAAGTTCTTGCCGACATTGCTGATTTTCTTCCCCATCATGGTGAACCGACGCTGAACAGACTTAGCAGTTTTATCGCTTGAATTATTTATGGCTCTAAACTTTTCTGTCATGCGGTCCTTTAACGTCAGGACCGTCGTTACCGTCCTAGGCATATTACATTCCCTCGCTTACTTTCTGCCATTCTCTCTGCCAGTTTTCATAAGCTGTATGCAAAAGAACTCTTTCTGCCCAAGTAGACTGCAATAACTCCGAAAGCGGATACCCTCTGGTAACATACCATTGATACATCGCCAGGTCGCCATCCGCGTTTATGAGTTTTTTACCTGCTCTCCCGCATCAGCATATAATTCGTTGAGCCCGCACACCTTGTTCCCGACCTGGATGATATCCGACGATGACATGGTCATAAATACCACATCCACAGGGTCGCCCGCCTCCATGGTTTCGTACAACTCTTTATCATGTAGCTGGTCACAACACTTATAGATTATGTTCGCCATTTGGTCTAAGGTGACTCTTATGTCATCATCTTTGTCAATCGCATTGACAATGTCGAAGATGTCTTCATCTGCCGGTCTTTTGAACAATAAGGTACCGCCGAGCGACGGCACCTCTATTTCTTCAACCTTCAGCTTGTCTTTTTCTCGCTGCGTTTTCGCAGCGAGAAGCTGTTCAAGGGTCACTCTTTTCAACTTCTTTTCGTTCTTTTGTGCACCCATAGGCTCTCCTTTACGCAAAGCTTGTAACCTGGAACTTCGAAGCGTTGAAAGGAATCTCTTCTTCGATTACAGTCTTGGCTTCTGCATTGAGCAGGGCTACCTCTGTAATCTTCGCGTTCTGCACGGTAACAGACTCATTCCTGCCATCGCTTGACTTAAGGTTTACCCCTGTTATGACAAACTCAGGCATGTCGCCGTTTATGATTGCAGTGTGTACCTTCTTAAGCACCATTGAATCGGTCTTCTTTCTGGTGATAGTGCCTTCTATGGTATACCCAGTGTACTCATACTCCGTTCCATACTGTCCGCAGAGTTCAACCTCTTCGTAATCAAGGTTTATCTTTGCCTCGGCCTTTGTAAGAGTCGCCAAAAGTTCACCGTCGAAATAGATTTTCTGATCATTGCCTTTTAACATCTTGCGCCTCCTTTAGTCAAGCGTTATATCCATATACAGGTTCTGCATAGAATGGAGAATTTGTATATTTGATTTGAGGTATACATTTCTCTGGAAAGGCTTGGCCTTGACCTGATTGTCATTCCATCCAGCCGCCTCGGGTTTCACTTCCACCCACGCAGCCCTCTGAGACTCGACATCAATGTCTGCTGTATTCTCCGAAGCATTGTTCAGCACATCATCCGCAGCAAGCCTGTCATAGTAATCTTTAATCGCTCCGAGAAGCTGCATCTGGTTGTCAACAGAGTTCTTTTTCTGGCCTGAATATTCATCTCGGTATACGGATATGATGTCCTGCCTGATCATATCGGCCGCTTCTGATATCTCGATATATCTCATATCTTCTATCTTGTCGCCGCCATCTTCTGCGTTGTCAAATGTAACCAGAGTATTTACTGCTGTACCGAGCCTGACGACTCTTTCCCCGTCGCTCCAATCATTGTAAACAATAATATTGCCGCTGTTTATCACAGTATCGGGGCTCGCCACGTCAGTCACGCTTTCGAGAGCATTCAGCACTTTGCTTGAGGCCCCATTTACATTCGCCTTCGAGAGAACGGCTGCAAGCATAGGCAAAATCTCCGCCGTTGTGGCTGTGCTTCTTATCAGAGTCCCCTGTCCATTTCTTCCTGCGTCCCATGAATCAGAAAACCTGATATTCTGGCTATAAACATTTTCCACATACCTAGAATCATGCCCTGTTGTATCAAATACGAGTGCATGATATGACTTTTTCTGCTTCGCCCAGGTAGCAAGAGCCGTATAGTCTGTGGACGTTCCTATCATTGTCACCCTGCCATTCTGATAATTTGCCTCAATCAGAGCAGTAGCTTCCGCAACCGTGCCCACGGTTGAGTCAATTGTCACAACAACGCTCTTTGCCGGCTTTATGGCAAGCATGTCCCCTATCCTTGCGGCGTTTGCATTGCTCCAACCCGAGAGGTCTGTAAGGTCGGTAACCTCGGTAATCGAGGCTTCCACGGGAGTGTAGTCTCCTTCTTCAGTCTCTCCTTCTTCTTTCGCTATAAAGATAGCTATTCCCCTTTCCGACCTTGCCACGAAAGTCGATGCAAGCTTCCGAAAGGCGATAATAATCTTTGGTAATGTCGCGTTCATGCTTCACCTCCATTTGTGTGTATAGTTAATACGGTACTAATGTCCTCCATGTAATCTGCGTCTGCATCTCGCCCATCGAAATCCGCTACCTCGTAGTGGGCAATAGTAAACGATAAATGTAGCACGCCTCCGGTTTCGCTCGTGCGTCCGCTTTCGCATGAAATATCATCAATTGAAAGCTCGCCAACTCCCCTTAAAAGCCTGAGTTCCAGCAGTTCCTGAAGCTCGTTACATTCAACCTTCCACTTTTTCGCATTTTGAGCGTAATAGTACAGGTCTTCATTTACCGTGACCACCTTAAGCCCCATCTCCCTCGAATACGACGCATCGTGTTCCGTTTCGAACTGGCCTCTTACAACGTCGTCCGTTTCTCTGTCCATGGGAACGATCTTCGTGCCTTGAAACTCTGTGCCGCTTATGGCTTCCTTATATGCA